CTCTCCCCCTCATTGAACACATCAGAAGATTTTTATATTCCAAATCAAAGTTCAATATAGATGCTACTTGATCTCCTACATCATTTACTTCGCATAAAACAAATGCATCATTATACTTTGTTCCAATATCTTGAATAATACTGGGAAAAAGCATGGGTTTAATTTCATTATTCCTATATTTGGCCACCACTGCATGAGGGAACTCGGTTATATCTACAACTATAAAAGCAGAATAGTCTTTGGATACACCTCTTGCTACGTCAACCGTAATTACATAATCATGACCTTTGATAGGATCAACAAAAACATCCAGTCCACCACTAGATTTACCTGGTTGTTCATAGATAAGTGTTCTTAATTTACTTGGAGCAATAAGAGTATCAACAGATCCTAAGAACTCACACTCAAACTCAATCTTAAACTGTTGCTCTGATGTGTTGGCAATCGTTTGTCTTTTCCATTCAGTATCTCTACCAGGAACTTCTGACCAATGAACATCGGTGGGAACATATTCATTCTTTCCTTTTTCTGCGTCGTGCCAATACCTATAAAAATGATTCATCCCGTGAGGGGTGGAAACCATTATGACTTTCGTACTTTTACCAGAAGTAATAGTAGGATAAACACTAGCAAAGAAAGACTCAGCGATGTGATTGGGAACAAAAGCAAACTCATCCAAGAAGAGGATGTTGAAAGACATACCCCGAACAGCACTAGCACTAGTGGAAGCCGCCAAGATTTTACTACCATTTTCTAACTCCAATGAACCTTTATTCCATGATATAATTCCTTGCTGCATCCATTTAGGAAGATTCTCATAGGCAGTTTGTAATCTACCTAACAAGTCCCTTGCAGTTGCTGCTTTGTTAGCAAGAATACCAATATTTACATTGTCATTGAATACTGCATAATGTAATAAGTACGATACCGATGTTGTAGACTTACCAGTCTGACGAGGCATCTTACAAATATTAAATCTATTCTCATGGAAATTAGTGATTAATCTCTCTTGGAAATCATAAGGTTCAAAAGGCACAAGACCTTCATCAAGAGAAACAATCTTTACATGACGTTTAGCAAAGTAAACAGGATCTTGCTTACAAGCCATAAACTCAAGAATTTGTTCTTGAGTAAATTCTTGTGCAACATTTGCTTTTTTTAAAAGCGGATTACCTAAGTAAACATCATCCATAATAACCTCCTACATCATTTCGTATTTGCCAAATTTTTTATCGTGATCTCTAGTTTGTTGTTGTAGTTCTAATATTTTTTCTAAATTCTCTACTTTCTTTTTTAACTGTTTAGTTTCTTCCTCCTGTCTGGAGGAGAGGTTCTCCTGGGTCATAATTGGAAACTTGGTAAGACCAGAGTTGAGCACCAGGATACACTTTTCTCACTTGATCCAGTACTTCTCTGCGTGAAGGTTTTTTGATTTGAGGGAAAAACATTTTAATAGCGTAACCTTTTCCTCTCCAACCAACATATACATCTATTATATTGCCTGTTCTTCTAGGTAGCATTGTGGATTCACTTACTCCTCCACCATTACCACCATTAGAGCCATTGCCATTTCCATTGGTTCCGTTACCGTTACCATTTTTCTTTCCATTTTCATCATCATCATCCTTTGCCAGATATCCTCTAGCACCCACATGGTAACCACTAGGAATCTTCCTACATTTCTTCATATCATGACAATAATATTCACCTGGAGGACACTTTTTCATGAAATAACAGACTCTACCTTTATATTTATATAATCTAAGTGTTAATACTCGTTCTTATTACTTTAAAAGTTGTTGAAGTAGCGGAAGCAGGAGTAACTAAAAGTCTAATATTATCCCCATTTATATCAGTATCAAAGGTTGCTAAACTATCATTAGTTTTTATAATTGCATATTCCGTATTAAAAGTTGCACTTCCATTATGAACAACCAGAAATTCTACAGTATGATATGTACTACCCCTTGTTACTTGTATTTGCCATTTGGCTGATCTAAAAGACACCTTAGAAAAAACATCCAAGACAGCTTGAGAATCACTAGTTGTAGTTAAACTAGTAACTGTTATATTACTGAAATTCGCTTGACTTAATAACTTAGGCATTTGCAGTCTCTAGAATACTAAGAATTAATTTCAAACTACTATTTGCACTTCCTTGAATTTTGATAGCATCACTTGTCTCTAAAACAAGCTTTCCCTCTAAAGGAATATATGCATCATTAGGAGGTACTGATACATCTTTTACAATCTCAGTAGCAGTAGAACTCCTCACATGAGTCATAGTAAATGTCGCTGCACTTGTAGTTACATTTGTAACATGAGCATATAGTACAATAGAAGTATAACCAGTAGGTGCAGTATATGCGGTCTGATTACCAGTTGTGATTTCTAATGTTTCTGTTTGAAATTTATTTAGTGCTAATTGTGCCATTTAACTAAGTGCTAAGATAAAGGGTGTCATTTCTGAGAACAAACTCTTACTAAAGGATCTTCCACTAATTGTACCAGTATTTTGGTTAATTTGTAAGTCGTCACCTATTCTAAAGTTACCTGATTGATCCGTACTGGTATAAAGAACCTTACCACCATTCGCAGTGTAAACCTCATTTGCTTGAATAGTAACTCCACCTCGTTTAGGTGTAGCAGATGCAATTTGATTTCCAGAACCAACATATTCAAATGTATGGGAACTAGCAACAATTTTACTAGCTTGATAGAAATATGCTGTAGACCCAACCCCGACTGCATTAAGTAAATTAGTATCCAGTGTTAACGTGGTAATTCCAGATGTTACGGGGGTCGAACTATTTATTGTATAATAGATAGGAGACATAGAAGCAGTTGCTGCTCCACTAGATCCTCCACCTCCACTTATAGTTACATCAGGAGTTTCCGTATACTGACTTCCACTACTAATAATTGTAATAGATGCTATTTTTTCATCTTCAATTGTAGCAAATGCTGTTGCGGTTTCTCCATTAGGTCCAGAAGGAGCATCTAATGTAACAGTTGGAGTAGATGTATATCCGCTACCACCATTAGTAACAGTAATTGACTCTACTGATTCATATAATGTATGGAAATAAACTAACTGACCATCATAAGGTCTATCAACATCAATCTTTGCTGTTCCAGCAGAAGCACCTGCACCAATGTAAGTGTGTGCTAATGTAGAGATACCTAGATTAACCGTGAAACTAGTTGTGGAAGGAACTGATTCTACTGAAAATACAAAAGGTTCTTTCTCAGGGTAATTTTTCTGTCCATAAGCACAAGAGAATCCGATAGTACTTAGACTGACTCCCATTCCTACTTGGAAATTATGAGCAGCACTAGTTGTTACTGTTGCTTCACCAGATGTATGAGTATAAGCAACTCCACTAATAGTATAAGTGGTTACCCCTACATTTACAATAACATTATCTTGGGAAACTGCTGCTGCACTAGTAGTCATTCCCGTATACTGTAATGGACTTTTACCATCCGCTACTAATCCATACGTACCAAAACTACAATTACTATTTGCTATATCAGCTTGACCACCTGTATGGCAACTAACTGCATCTTGACAACAAATAGTAAATACAGACACTAATTGGGCAAATCCTCCATTAGTAACAGCAACACCCACACCCCCTTGATTGTATTGAGTGAAAGCATCAACATTCATTGCTTTGAGTAACCTTGCTTGATTACCATCAACTCTTATTCCTACACCAGTACTTGTATTACTTGTGCAATTTTGAATATATGGACCTTTCCACTTACCACCTCCTACATTTTCTGCAATTTCACTGGTGGGGAATCCTACAGCCGCTGCAGAACCTGTATGTCCAGTAAAGGTCATATTTGCTAACTTCACACCCTTTCTTACATGGAAAATATCTTTATGAGCAGAACTTCCACTTACTGTTACTGATCTTTGATCATCACCACTAATAGCAACAAATGCGGGAACTTCAATAGGATTTGCCTCCTGATAATTACCCGACAAAACTTTAATAGTCGCCCCTGAAGTTGCTATTCCAACCGCACCAGCAATTGTTAATTTAGCATTATCAATGGATGTTCCGTTATTAGCATCATCCCCATCTTTTGCAACATAAAAAACATTGGGTGCAGAGTTAATACCAGATGCACCTGCATTAATAGTTACATTATCACCAATAGTAACACTTGAGTTAGTAATAGTAACATCTTCATCACCAACTGTGATTTTATTATTATCACCATCAATTTCAATAGAAGATGAACCCACCGTCAGCACACCTACAATTCGAGCATCACCTCTGATATCCAAATCACTCATACCAGTGATAATACCAGTAGATTGTATATCAGTTACAGTATGATGTTCAAATGTATGTGCCGTTAAAATACCACTAAAGTAACCATTAGTAGCACTAAGGAATCCAGTGGCTTTTACATCTCCTTTAACAACCAATTCAAATGCATCTAGTGCAGTGGTTCCAATACCTACATTAGATGTGGTATGAATACCAGCAGAACCCGATTCCCATCTACTTCCCCCACTTGCGTCAGCAAATTTGAAGTTCTTACCATTTGACTGAGATGTATCAACAACAAGATTCATCCCATCATAAGCACTAATATTGGTAGCAATACCAGTAATATCATCAAGATATTGTAACTCTACCGCACCACCTCCACCAAAGGTAGCTAACTGTTGCTGAACTCTATTAACAAATGTGGTATAGTGCTTAGATAAATCTTCAACCGTCGCAAATCTTTTATCCAGTGGTGTAAGAGGATCGGGTTTACCACCAACAGCCTGTTCATAAGTTGGAGGTTCATTTAAAAGACCCTCCGTTATCGTTTGTTGTTCTTTTATTTCCTCAACAATTTTATAAAGTTCAGCAATATTAGTTGTTTGATCGGTATACTTTTTATCAAGACCATATAAACTCTTCTTTAATTCTGTAATATTATCATCATAATCTTTAGGTTCAGGAAGATTAGAAATTTCTTCCTTTAAACCATCTAAGTAAGACTTAAGAGTTTCATTTGACTCTATGCTCTTATTATAAGACTCATCAATCTGCTTCTCAATATTTTGTTTTGTCTCATTGAGTTTGCTTAATACACTTTTCTTTAACCTTCTATCATCATCTTTATAGGATCTTTGATACTCCCATATCTTAATTGCCGACTCTCTTAATTCCTCATATATCTTATCTTTGGCTTTCTTTAACTCTTCAATCTCTACTCTTTGTTCAAAATCTTTAAGATCTAAATTCTCCGTTAACTCTTCAAGATCTG